TAGTCTTCCTTCGACTTCGAATTCATTTCCAACCACCCGAATCACTGGAATGTATTTCCCGGCCCAATCATTGTTCTCCAAGACTTCATATCCGTTGATCACAAGACATTTGATCTTCTTCACATCAACTTGGCGAGATTTGATGGGCTTCAGGCCCATTGCCTTCGCTTGCTTGTCGTGCGGAGAGCCGTCCTCGATGGCTCTGTTGCCTGGATAGAGATTCAGGGTAACAGTCTCATGGACGATGTAATAGTAATCAGCGACTCGGACAGTGGCTTCATTGATCCATTGGGCCAGATTTTGGTCACCAATGCCCTGTTGTTGGATACTTGAAAGTGGCGTGGCATCTGGGTACTTCTCCGTATACTCTTCCTTGAGCATGTCATGCGAAATGAAGCACCACTCGGCATCAGCGCCGCACGGATCCTGTATCAAGGGGTCCATGTAAACACTGAATGAATTCCGGACACGTCCAATGAATATGTCTTGGTCAAACGAGTTGTCGTCACAATACTTGGTGAGTATCCGGAAATAGCCCTCGCCTTGCGTGACTTGGTTCTCGCAGGCGGTATCGTACGCAACATCGGCGTCCGATATGTATTCAATATGCCGAATGATCCCGTCGAACACTTCGGCGATGTCAACTTCCGCGTCGTCACTCGCGGGGATCACTTTACCGCTTGGACGATTCTGGCGTTGCTCGTTAGTGACTTGCTTGATGTGTTGGGGCAGTTTGTTGATCGTGATACAAGGCCGGGCATTGATTGTCTGACCCTGAACAGCACCGCGAGTCTGCAAGACGTCTGCTGGCCATTGCCAGTGATTGTCCGGAGAACCTGCCGCGAATTTGACATCATCCATTTCATCTTCACGGGACTCTGAGTAGGCCGTGATAGCCAAATCCAGCCGCTTTCGGGCGACTGAAAGGATATCTTGGTCGGTTCTTGAAGCAGCCATTACTTTTTAGCTTTCTGCGGAGCCTTGGCTGCGCGTTCCTTAACACTGTACGCAATCGCTACGGCCTGCTTCTGGGGTTTCCCGGCCTTCATTTCGGCCTTCACATTCTTCGAGAATGCTTTCGGGGAGGTTGATTTGGTCAGTGGCATTTCTTTCTCCTAGTGCGACATCCATGAAGTGGCTGCGGAATTGTATGTGGAATATTTCTGACGGGGTGACGCAATTTCTTCTTTCTCTTTCCGGGGCTTGACGACGCCGGGAAATAGAGAAGAGACTGCCCAAACCAACGCATCAGCCCTATTGGGGCTGTCTTCACCCACGTAACCTGCCGTTGTGAACGCCGAGAGTTCATCTTCCAACTCTCGGAGGTACCCAACGTGCCTCACTTTGCCTGTTTCATATAGTGCTGAAACTGGCTCGGCCCGCACGACCTTTCCTCGGGTTGCCGTGACCTTACGGTAATTGATTCTGGCGTTCGCCGTCTTGATCACGTGCTTCACCATTTCGCCGCCGTAATTCGCTTCGGCAACCACGGCGTCCGCTTCATGGCGTTCATATGCTTCCGAGACCACTTTGCCCCATACTGCGGGTCCAGCTTTGACGGTCAAATCTTCCATGATGTAGCAGTAGCCGTCCGTGCCGAGGCCCGCCACGATAATGCCGATTGCGTCATTGTGCGCGTTGTCTTTATCGCCCGCCCCTGAGGGGTCCACGGCGACTACAATGCGTACCATGTCGGGTATTGTGCCGTCAGTGACGCGCCAAGTCTCGATTTGCTCGTCGCTGAACAGGCTGTTTGCAGTGGCGTCGGCCCAATCACCCAGTAAGAAACGTTTGCGCAGACGTGCTGGCAGGCCCGCGAGGGTGATCATGTAAGACGCGCTGAGGTTTTCCGTGTTGTCTTCAGGGTTCATCTTGAAGTAAACGTAATCCTCAGGATTCTCCACCGTCTTCTTGGTGTCGGGGTCGATCTTCTGGATGAAGGTCTTGTATGCCCAATGCACCTTGTTGGTCGGATTACAATCGTAGAAGACTCGTGGTGTCAAATATACACCCTTCACGGACGTCTCTGCGCGTTGCGCCAAACGGGTCAGGATAATGTCGCGGGAGCTTTGCGGGATCTGTGAACACTCGTTCAGATAAATTGTGGCGAACTCAGCGCCCAGGATCTTTTCCGCCCGCTCTTTGTCGTCCAATCCGCCGAACCAGACTTCACTTCCGTTGGGCAGTACCGCGTACCAATCCGTTTTGCTCAACACGTAATCAATTCCGGGGAAGCATATTTGCATCACCTTGGGGAACGTGTCCAGGATAATCGTGGTCTTGATATGGTTGAAGCGGAACCGCAAAATTGCGTGGCGGGAGAATGGTGCCTTCAGCGCCCTCAACACAACCGCTCTGACCAGCATGAACGTCTTACCGGAGCGACTTCCTCCAAACAGCATCGCGTGAGTGGCGCTGCCGGATATTACCGACATGGCCTCCTCTTGCTTTGCGGTTAGTAGGAATTCGCTCATTTGGCGGGTCCCCATGCCGGGACGATAGATTTAACGTTGAACGGAACAAAGGCGCGGGTATCCATGAGGTCTGAATATTCCCCAACATAACTTATGCCGTCGTACCCGTGGCTTTGTAATATGGATTTTACGTTATTGGCGAATATTGTGGGGTCAGAGTGCTTAGCCGCGACTAAATCATCAGCCAATTTCATTTCTTTCGGAGACATCCTTCCTGCACTTACAAGATCGCGTCCTGATTTAGCGGACATCAAATCATCGATGAAACTTTCGCCGCCTATGTCGAATGGGTTTTTCATGTCCACTTGGGCCTTGCGTATGTTGGCCTTGGGTGGGTATACATCTTCCATGTGAGGGAATTTATTGGCCCAATTTTCGGTCCACTTTTCCGATCCACTGAAAGTAGAAGTTAGAAAGTTATTCACATCTTCTGGCTTGTGGGTAAAGTGTGGGCCAAGTGCGTTTAGAATTGCTATATTATCATCAGCACCAGCCGCTTTTTTGGGGTTGAAGTTTTTAAATGCTTTCGTGGTCCCATGATATCCAACGATACCTGCTGGCATGAATGACATCACTGCTTCACCGTACACTTCACTGAGGTGTTTCGCTGCTTCTTCGTCTGTTACCCGCAGTGGGTGTTTTGGGTCGGCGAACGCTCTTTGGAACAGGTGGGTGCGAACGTCATCTTCATTGACGGTGTTTTGCAATGTCCTCTTCATGTCTCCAATAGGGTCCGCCTTGATTTCATTGTACCTCTTCGCTACGAAATCACCGAATTGGGTCGCTTTACCGTACAGCCCTTCTACCAGCGTGTTCACTGGGTCTGTAAATGCGGTGAGAGCGTTTGCCATGTTTATTGTTATTTTTATATTAGTGTGTCAAACTTCGACACCAAGTTTATTTGCACGTTATTTTGCGTATTGCGAGTGTTAACTTGGTCATAAAGCCCCGCAACTTCGCCGCGATTCCTTTCGGCGTTAAGGGCAACTTTGAGTTGGCCAGTGGCTTTGGCGAGTTCCCGTATGTCCGCCAGTTCATATAAGTGACTTCCCTTCGTGATCAGTGTTGAGTCGTCAATTTTGTCCGTGATTTCTTTGATTCGCAACGCTACTTGGGGTTTCGCGAGTAACTCTTTCCCGCGAGACACGGGGTAAGGCGAATCGTCCCCAAATACTGCCTTGTACGCGCTTCCAATGTGACCGCCATATTCAATGACGGCAAGGGCGAAAGTATCTTCGCAAGCTGTTAGCGGCTCATACGGGGCTACGTAATCCGTGGAGTCGTCATTGATGATATCTGTACTCATGACGCCTGAGTATACACCCGTCCGTGCTGCCTGTCAAGGGGGTGCGGGGGACATTCATCTGCATTTCTGGGAACGGGGAGGGTTTTTGCGGGAGAGAGACGTGCCACCAGAGGTGAGGGGCTGTATATACAGGCGCGAGAGATACTCCCTAGATGCCGGGAGATATAGTCTGTCAAGGGGGTGCGGGGGACATTCATCTGCGTTTCGAGGACCGGGGATTTTGTAGTGT